AGAAGCAGTAGATGTACTTGTTATTCTACCCTTAGCATCAATTGTTAGAATAGGTATCGCACTTCCAGATCCAACTGTACCTGCAGATACACCTGAGTTTGCAAGAGTAGCTGAACCTGTTACGTTAGCTGTTCCATTGAAATGTGATGATGTCCATGTAACATCACCTGTCATACCAATAGTTCTGCCAGTTTCTAATTGAGTAGCAGTAGCAGCATTACCTGTTGTATCTTGGTTAAGAGTCGCAACTACAAAATCAAGAGTATTATCTGAGTCCTCATTAGTTTCTGTGTTACTAGCAACCATCGCTCCAATTGTGTCAGCGATGTACTCATTCAATGCTGTACCATTGACAGTATATGCATCTGCCTCACAAGTTCCATCTATATCTGCAGGACCAGAAATATCTAAGCTACCTGCTGAAACTTCATTGATACCACTTATATTTGTTGAACCATCACCAATAATATTTCCATTATGAGTCGTATTACTAGTGAATGTGGCACTACCAGAAACATCTAAACTACCACTTGCTGTTATAGTTGTAGCAGAAACTGGACCTACAAGATTAGCATTAACTCTTGTACATGTTAGAGCATTTGTAGATGGATTGTATGACAATCCTGTATCTGTTTCTAATCCTTGTGTGCCTGTAGCACCATCTACAAAGACTGGATATACAGTTTCATCTGTACTGTTGTTAGCACTAATAGTAGCGTTTGTTGCTTCTGTTGCTAATGCTACTGCAATATTACCTGTACCATCAAAAGATGTTCCACCGATTGTCCTTGCGGTAGCAAGTGCAGTTGCTGTAGCAGCGTTACCAGTACAAGACCCAGATGAACCTGATGTGTTACCAGTTACGTTACCAGTGAGAGCACCAGTGAATGATGTTGCAACAGCTGTGCCTGTTATATTGATACCAGTTGAAGTAGTTTCAAATTTTTGCCCATCTGTCCCATGATATAATCTACAAACACCTTCTGAAAATATTGCTATGGATCTGGTGTTACCCGCATCCTTGATGCCAAGTTGATTAGTCCAAAAATGAGTTGGACCTGCACCAGACTCTTTGAAGTAAGTCGCACCACCAGAATCATGGTATATCTCAAAATCATTTCCAACCCCAAACTTCAGTGAGTCATTATCGCCAAGACTTACGTTATTTGCGAAAGTAGCGTTACCTGTAACTGTGATATCTCCACCTACCTACTGCAACTGATCCACCACCGTTAGAGATTGTTGTACTATCAATTGCTGTAGTAGTTGTACTTGTTATTCTACCTTTAGCATCAATTGTTAGAATAGGAATTGCAGTAGATGATCCAACAGTACCTGCAGATACACCTGACGCTGCAAGAGTAATTGCACCACTAGCACTAGCAGTAGCATCTCCAGATGCAGAAGACCAAATATATTTCTTTATTCTAGTACCAGTAGTCTTTCTATTAGTACCACCTGCACCGTCATCTACTATGAATAGATCGGCATCAACTAGGTCAGCACCTATATCTGTACCACCATCTATCTCTAAAGAAGCAAGATCAACTTTACCTGCTGTACTAATAGTATTTAATTTCGAATCTGCAATAGATCCTGCAAGTTGTGCATTGGTTATAGTACCAGTTAGACTAGAAGTAGGATAACCAGTAGCATCTTGAAGATCAAATGCAGGAGTTGCATCTGAAGCACCTAGTGCTAAACTTATACCACCATAAGATACTGTGCTATTTGCTAAGTAACCATTTGCAATTGCAGTTCCCTGCCAAACACCAGTAGCAATAGTACCAAGAGTTGTTAGTGAACTGTTTACAACACCTGAGCCTAGTGTAGTAGCACTTAGAACCGATGTGTTATTGATTTTATATACTTTACCACTTGCAGCGTTGATATTCTGGTTAGAACCCCAGTTATCACCTGTTGCTTCAAAGTTCCATGTCTTATCTCCATCTCCACTGTCTACCGTCAAACCACCACCATCAGCAACCGAGTCATCAGCAGATCCAGTAGCAACTTGGAAATTTTTATCAGCAATAGTAACTGTGGTAGAGTTGACAGTATTGGTTGTACCATTTACAGTGAAGTTACCTGAAACCGTTAGGTTATCAGCAACTGCTACTGTGCCTCCAGCAGAATCAAGTGTTAGGTTACCTGAAGAAGTAGATACTGTGTTACCATTTACTGTAACATTATCAACTACAGCATCTCCTACGACAGTTAGAGTTCCAGCAACGTCAGTTGTGTCTAGTGTTGTATCTCCGTCTACGTCTAAGTTTCCATTAGCATCAATGTTACCTGCTATTACTAAATTAGATGCCATATCAACAGCACCATCAATGTCAACGACATCTAGATTTGCTGTGCCATCTACATCCAAGTCTCCGTTGAAGTCAACGTTACCACTTGCTGATATAGTTGTAAAAGCACCTGTGCTTGCAGAGTTAGCACCGATTGTAGCACCGTCAACAGTACCACCGTTTATATCTGCTGTATCTGCTACAAGTGAATCAATGTTAGCAGTACCATCTATCCATAAATCTTGCCACTCTAATGAAGTTGATCCTAAATCGCTAGTACCATCAGCAATAGGAAGTAAATCACTATCAAATCTACCTGTTACAGTAACACTATCAGTTGTAGCATTACCTAAGTTGACATCTCCATTTGCATCGAGTTGTCCAGCTAGGGTTGTTGTACCTGTGACTCCCAGTGTAGATGAGAATGTAGCACCTTCTGCAACTGTTAGTCCATCAAGAGTTGTTGCTCCGTCTACATCTAATGTTGATGAGAATGAAGCACCTTCTGCTACTGTCAATCCATCAAGTGTGGTTGCTCCGTCTACATCAAATGTTCCTGTGACTGAACCGTTACCACTAACTGTTAGGTTTGAACTAGCAGCAACTGTTGTGAATGAACCTGCAGCTGCAGTTGATCCACCAATAACTACGTTGTCTGCTGTTCCACCGTTTATGTCTGCTGTGTCTGCTACTAATGAGTCAATGTTAGCAGTTCCATCAATATATAAATCTCTGTACTCTAATGCAGATGTACCTAAATCGATTGCTCCGTCACTTGCAGGAACAAGAGCAGCATCAAATCTAGCTGTAGGAGTTATAGTATCACTGGTTGCATCACCTAAGTCTATCGTACCATTTAATACTGTGTTACCAGTAACAGTAAGGTTACCTGTAATGGCTGCAGCATCATCAATCGTAACTGTTCCACCAGCAGAATCAATAGTTAGATTTCCACTTGCAGTATCTATCTCATTATCACCAGTTACCCCTATTTGAATATTATCAATCGTTGCACCACCGTTTGCATCTAACGCTCCAGTGACTGTGGCGATTCCTGCGACATTTATATTCCTATCAACCCTTATATCTGTAACAGTACTCACTCCTGTTACCTTTGAGTTGACTGCTGTCATCTCATCGTAAGTTATATCCCCGTCTACATCTAATTTTCCATGAATTCTAACGTCAGACGCAAAGGTTGAGATACCAACAAAAGTTGATATTCCAGCGATAGTCTGAGTCAGTCCACCTACCTTGGATAGCTCTCTTCCTCTTGACATAACGGGTATTTTAGAATCCTAATCTTTTATATTTATACTTCCGTCAGGTTGATTTTGTATTTCTTACCTGTCCTGTTGTTCAGCATGTATATATTTTCCTCACCTTCTTGAAGAGTCCAGTCACCCCAAGTACCATCAACTGAGTTTGGATTCTCTGCATTATTAGAGAAATGCATATCACAAGCGTATATATTAGCAAACCCAAGAGTAGATGAACCTAAGTTTCTAGTATCATCAGTATCTGGTAAAAGATCACCCTTCAAAGTAACGTTAGTAACTGATATACTTGGATCACCACTTATACCAGTAGCAGCACCAGCAAATGTTGCTGCTGTTAATGTATTTGTTCCTGGATTGTATGTGAGATCAGTATCAGTTCTTACAGCTTCAACACCTGAATTCGAATCAGCAAACAGCATATAATGCGTAGCATTTGTAGTATTAGTTGCTGTAAGATCAACTGTAGATGTGGTTACATTATTGAGTGATGATCCATCTATATTTGGTAGTGTTCCTGTTAATTGAGCAGCAGGTATACTAGTTAACAAACTACCATCACCAGAGAATTTAGTAGCAGTAAGTACTCCAGCACTAGAATTATATGTCAATCCTGTACTTGTTTTGACTGGCTGTTTACCTGTTGGATTAGTTGCAAATAATATACTACATGTTGTATCTGATGTCTCAGCAACCAGATCAACCTGACTTGATGAACCAGTTAGATCACCTGTTACGTTACCAGTAACATTACCAGTAACATTACCAGTAACATTACCAGTAAGGTTTCCAGTTACATCACCAGTTAAGTCACCAGTAAATCCTGAACCTCCTGCGGGAGCCACGAACCCACCAGCAGCAGTTGCTATACCAGTAACGTTGATGTTAGTACCACTAAAGAATGCTATAGTACTAATACCTGCAGAGTTTAAATCTCCAACAAAACCAAATGAACCAGCAGGAGCTCTGAATCCAGAAGAAGTTGTTATAATACCAGTAGCATTTATTGTAGTTGCTTTCAGCTCAGTAACAGTAGAAATTCCAGCGTTGAAATCACCTGTCAAATCTCCAGTTACATTACCAGTTACATTACCACTATGAGTTCCATTAGTATCTCCTGTTACATTACCTGTTACATTACCTGTTACATTACCTGTAAGATTTCCATCAAATACTGGAGCAGAAGCAATACCTGTAACATTCAGATACTCCATATGACCAGTTGGTCTTATAGATGCTATACCTGAAGAAGGTTCTGTTATAGTAAGACCATAACCAATACGTATAATACCTACATCTTGAAGTGAAGCAGCACCAGAATCTGTTTGAAAATCTGTCTTAGAATCAGCTGATGAGAAGACTGATACAATACCAGAGCTAAACTGTCCTGTAGGTATCTCTACAAAGGATAAACCTGCACCTACTCGGAAAGTTGTAACACCTGTAACTCTTTCAAATGCGTTTGCATCTTGTATATTAAGTGTTGACTTATTGATTGTAACCGTAGATATAGCAACCTCTACACCTGCACCTGCAGAAACTTTTGCTTCTTCTACAGTTACACCATTACCTTTGAAGTTGATTGTGGTAGTAGATCCACCATAACCTGTTGGAGTAACACCTTGATCTTGTACTGTTATACCATCAACAGCACCTGATGCTCCTCCTGAGCCTGCTGCCCAAAATCTTTTTCCGTTTACATCACCATGTAATACGTAATCATTGTTGGACGGTAAACCTAAATTAGGTTCTACCTCTTCCAGACCTAAAAAGGACGGAAATCCATTTGTCTGTTGTCTGTCTGTGCCTAAACCAGAGTAACTGGTTACACCGACTCTGCCTGAAAGAAGTCTTGCCATTTACTTAGCGTTCTCCAATACACTAACGATGCATTTCTGTGTGTTTAAGAAATCACCTTTGATCTTTAGAATGTCACCTGTTTCTAATACAAGTCTACCATCAAGGAATGACATAGCATCTTGATGAGGAACACGTCCTAGTTCTATTATTGGTGTATCAACAGAATTTCTGCTATGATACACACTGAAAGATGTTACTGAGGAACTTGTTCCTACGTTTGCAACGTTGCCATAAATGACTAGCGAAGAAACTCCAGCAGGGCAAGTGTAAATGCCGACTGAACTAGTAGTCAGCGTGTGAGTAACAGTTTTAAATTTATTAAGTGGAATCGCAGCCATTTTTATAAGTTACCTCCAATTGCTATGATGAGTGGTGTTAGTTGGGCTTGGATACTTTTGTTGAAGGCATCACCAGTAATAGTACCAGTCTGTTGGTTGATAATGAAATTATCACCAACTTTGAGGTTGCCTCTTTCATCCGTAGATGTATAGACTACCTTACCTCCATCCTCAGATACCGCTTGATTTTCTGGGATTGTAACGCCACCCTTATTAGGAAGAGCAGAGTTGATTGCTAAACCTGCACCAACATATTCAAAAGTATATGATGAAGCAAGTATTAGTGATTGTTTAGCGAATGGAACTGTAGATCCAACACCAACAACAGCAGGTAAAGTCTGATCAATAGTGATAGTAGAAACGCCAGCCGTAACTGGTGTTGCACTATTTATAGTGTAATAACGTGGCGAAAGATTAGCAGTTGCAGTTGCAGTGACTCCAGATGTCGGAGCAGCAATCGTAACTGTCGGTGCTGACCTGTACTGGGAACCAGTAGCAAACATATTTACAGCAGTAACAGAACCAAATCCACTTATAACAGCAACACCTTCAGCACTAATACCACCTGGTCCAGATGGATCACCGACAGTAACTAATGGTGGATTGGTTGAAGTATATCCAGATCCAGCATTAGTAACTGTTGTACTTATTACTTCATTGAATAGTTCGCCAAGATAGAATGCTTGACCAGTAAAAGGTCTTCCAGTTAGACCAGAAACAACAACTTGATTATCTTCAGCAATTCCTGCGACAGCAACAGCACCTGTTTGATGAACAGTACCAACACCTGATGCTATAAGACCATAAGTACCGAATGATGCGTTAGAGTTGTTGACATCACACTGACCACCTGATACACAAGTGATAGCAGACTCATCACATACAGTGAAGATAGAAACTAACTGAGCATATCCATCATTGGATATAGTAACACCAATACCACCTTGGTTATACTGAGTATATGAGTCAACAACCATTGACTTGATACCTTCAGCATGATTACCATCTATCCTCATTCCAACTGAATTAGGAACAAAGTTAGTACAGTTCCTAACGTAAGGTGATTGAGTAACAGCAATACCAATTCTTGCACCAGTACCAGCATCACCAACATTTACAGTAAATGTATTTGTTGTATATGCTGTAATAGCAGTCATAATACCTGCTACTGGATCAGATGCTCTAGGATATGCATGTTCTGTACCGTGCAGATCCTTCTCACATGTCATCTTGAAGGATGATGTCTTTATACCAACAGTATTACTTGTAGTAAGACCGTGAGATGCTTTAGTAAATGTTGTTACACCTGAAGTAGGATCATAATCAATAGCAGTTGGAGTAACTGATGCTCCAGTATGCCAGGTAGGTCCAACCTTTACAGCATCAGTAGCACCATATCCACTTACAAACTTATGGCGATTGACCATACCTCCTGGTGGGAAGCATATCATCGCACCTGTATTTGCAGCACCAACGAAAGATAAATTCTGTATCAATACACCGTTGGTTACTTCAAATAAATCTTTTCCAGCATTTGATGGAATAACCTGTGTGTTTCTTAGATCATCTCCATCTATAGTAACATTACGTGGAACAAATACTGGGTTATTCTCAGTGTATATGCCACCAGAAACTCGTATAACATCACCTGACTTTGCTTGTAAACAAGCAGCTTCAATTGTTCTCTTTGCAGTTTTTAATGTGAATCCATCATCGTTATTATTACCATCTACATTTACATGTAAAATATTAGAAACACTAGCACCTGCTCCTACCCATACCAATTCACCTGAATCACTAGCAGCAAGAATACTCTTACCAACACCAACAGTACCAGAAGAGTCAAGGAATGTGCCACCTATTTGTACTAAACCATTAGAAGTATCACCAGGAGCTCTTACTACTTGGAGAAGATACTCAGGAAGTGTACTACCAATACCTACTCGCTTATTGGTAGGATCATATACAAAATTTGTAGCACCTTGGAATTTACCATTAGATGCTTTCTTAAACTGTACTGTATTATTACCATCAGCAGCAAGTGTATGAATTTCTGCCTCATCTGCCCAATCAACACCAGTAGCAGTAGCTACTAATGCCTGACCAGCAGTACCAGATGAAGTGTTTTCATCATAGAATTTACCTGTAAATCTAGCCTCACCTCTTACATCGAGATCCTTAGATGGTTGGGTAGAGCCAATACCCACCTGACCAGCAGCTACGATACCATCAAAATTTGCCGTTGTTGCTACGTCAAGACCATATTTGGGATCGGTTTTACCAATACCCGCCTTGTTAGAATCGGCATCAACAACCAGAGCCTGATCGCCTACTTCTAAGCCTTTTTCGACAGCAAACTTCTTATTTACTGATGCCATTTATTCAGTATACTCCTTAGTACTTTTATTTATCAAGACATACGCATGATATAAGCGATAGCATAATATGGAGGTAGGTTAGCATTTGCAGTTGTACCTGCACCAACAGGACTTGAAGCAGTCATAGAAAGAGTTCCACTCTGTCCAATTTGATCACCTGCAGTGGATCCTGGAGCAGCCACATTTGCTGCATAGTCAGTAGTTCCTGTATCATCAAGAACAAAACCACCAGAAGCAGCAGCAGTTACAGCACCCGTAACTTGGGTGGAGTATCTAGCTGGATGACCATGATTAGCACCTGTTGCACTGTGAGTGTGAACTGGTACAATAGCATCAGCGTTACCACCTATTGATCCAGAAGCATAAGCACTTCCTCGACCAACAATAAATCTATCAACTAAATTTGGTGTTTGTACACCAACAACAGTCTGTCCATTACATAATGCCCAGTTTGTTGGTATGTTACCATCAGTTCCAGACCACATTATAATACCACCAATAGGTATTACACCATTACCTACAAAGTCACCTGCAGTAACCGTACCAGTAACGTTCGCATCATCAGTTGATGTTAGTTGCTCTGCTGTGACAGTTCCAGATGCAGTTACAGTTGCAGCAGTCAAAGTGCTTGTGACTGTAGCATTTCCAGTAGCGGTGATGTTTACACCTTGTATATCACCACCTGCAGTAATCTTATCTGTAGCAACAATGTCATCAGTAGACTCTAAATGCTCTGCAGTTATTGAACTTCCAGCACCAGTTGCAGTAATTTTTCCAACAACAGAAAGATCACCACTTACTGTGGTATCATTATCAACCTGAAGTGTATTTGCAGTTAGTGTTGCACCAGCAAATGTCAATGAAGCACTATCTTGTAGTTCTCCATTAGCACCTATAGTAACAATTCTACCTTGAGTAAGATCTTCAACCCTGAAACTACCAACACTACCACTACCAGTAACACTCAATACTTCACCAGTATCAGCATATGTCTGACCTATAGCAACTCTATTGAATGCATAATGTTCAGTACCATTCTCTACAGATATTGGACCAAACTGTTGCCATTTCTCTGTACCTTGATCATTTGTCTGAACCCAACCAATAGATCCACCTCTAGCAAAACTAGTCTTGAATAAAATATTATCAGCAGTCTGAGTTGATGGAGGAGAAAGTTCCTGTATACCTACAAATATTTCCTGACCTACATTACCACCTCTACCACCTCTTAGCTTGATATCTTGGAAATCGGCATTACCATTAGCATAAAGGTTTTGATTGACTGTTAGATCATCGAATGAAGCAGTTGTAGGTAATTGTGCAGTTGCACTGGATACTGAAGTGGTATCAAACTCATCTATAGTAGATACTTCTTCACCAGTTAATGCATCAACCTTCTTCCTACCAACAAAGAACTCACCTCTATCATTCATAGCAGTGTAAACTACTAATCCACCTCTAGTAGAACTTGACTGTGCTAACAACTGTTCCTTGTCATCCAAGATTCTATCTTGAACTTGAGGCATTGCAGTTGAATAGTTACCTGGACCAAAACCAACATACTCAAAAGTATGTCCAGATGCACGTATAAGAGAATTTCTTCTATTCTCAGTAGGTATAACTTTTATCTTTATCGCTGCAACATTCTTGACATGCTCAACAGCATTAGTTCCTAAAGCACCCCTAAGTATCTTAGTTTTATTCTTATTAGTAATTCTTACAATCTCATCTTCAATTTGAAGATAATCACCTCTCCTCAACATTGAGGTATCACTCAATGTTATTGATGTAGCAGTGCTTGTAATTGCAGCAGATAACTCAGTAGTATAACCACCGTATATTGGTATAGTCTGATTATATCCTCTAGCAGATATACCTCCACCATGTGCTATACCACCACTAGTATATGCTGGTTGAGAAGCAGTCCTACCAATATTAACCTTTAGAGAAGATCCATAACCTACTCTGTCAGTTATATAATGAGTTCCTTGATATACTGAAGGACCACCAGATATTACTATCTGATCACCCTTTCTTAAACCAATATCTGCTGCTAAAGTAACAGTAGCAATACCACTTAGTCTATCATGTAAGATATTATTGATACCAGTAGAAACACCAACATGGTATGCAAAACCACCAGCAGTAGCTGCGTTATCTGCAGTACCAGTATAAGCAATTCTCTTATCAGACTCAACACCAGTTATTCTATGAAGACCGTTATATGCATCACTTCCAACACCAACTACCTGAACTACATCTCCTATACCATTATCAATTGTACTTACAGTAACAGTTGCATTTGTTGTAGTACCTGAAGGTCTAAGTGGTACACCCTTCAAAATAAGAGTATCACCAACAGCATACCCTGATCCTGGGTGATTTAGTACTATAGAACTAACAGTACCATTAGCAGCAACAGTAATATCACCAGTTGCACCTGAACCACTACCTCCTGTTAATGATGCATTATAATAAAACTCAGCATTACCACTACTTGTTCCATATCCAACACCATTTGATGCTATAGTAATACTAGATAAACCATTGAGACCATGTTGTATCCCAGTGTCAAGAGTTAATGTTGAACCAGATACTACAGCACCAGTGACACCAACACCAATATTACTTTGCTCAATATATGCATCAATAGATTCTCTAGTAATACTATTTTTAGGGTCATTTGTTTGAACTACACCAATCTTATCTCTTAGAGCGTAAGATTTAGCAGAAACTGGATCATCATTACTATTATCAAGATCCTGCTGAGGACGTAAATTGTTTATATCCTGTGGGAAGTAATTAGCTGTAGTAGAAAATGGTGTTATTTCAGGTTGTGAAAGATATCCAAGAATAGTTAGATCATAAATTCCATCTTGAACACCCTTTGCGAAACTCTGAACCTCTTCATGGTTGAATATCTGGAATGTACGTCCAAGTTCACGTTTAGTAAAGAATGGTGCAAATGTTCTACCAGAACCAACAATTGTTTGATCGTGAGCAGTATATGGTGTATTAGCACTAATTGTAGAAATACCACCTGGATTGGTGCTTATACCAATAGTAAATGTTCTGTCATCAGATATACTGAGGACTTCAAACATTCCATTATAACCAGTATTATCAGTACCGTTAGTATTTTCTCCACTCTTCAGTCTGCTTATCTCAATAACGTTACCAGAACTCAATCTATGAGCACCTTGAGCAGTTATAATACCTGTCTTAGCACTAGAGTTCCAACTAGCATCAACAATTGCATTATTTGTTCTAAGATTAGCAACAGAAGTTAAGTCAGTGTTATCATTCTTATAATAAGTATCATCAATAAATGTTGCTGATTCTTGAATTGAGAATCCATTTGTAGGTGGTGATGCAGTAGTTGAATCATCAGGAACAACAAATCTCAAACGATAAATTTTCTCAAGATCCTTTCTAGTATCAGGATTTCTTATAATATAAGTATTAGAAGTTTTGACTGAAATACCACCCTGATTAGTTACAATAGCAGAGCGTAAACTATTACCAGCACCAACATTTACATACCAACCAGTACTATCAAATTGAATTGGATGTCCTGGATCTCCTGGATCTTTTCCTTCTACAGTAGATACGACACGTAACTTACCACCAAGATTATTCAATCCAGTAAGATTACTACCAGCAGTAGCATTATTGAATGTAGTAGCAATCTTTATTTTATCTGCATCTAAACCAGTAGATATAACATAATAGTCAGTACCACCTGTAATACCATCAGGTAAAGATCCTGTATCAGAATAGAATCTAATCTTCTCACCACCATTGAACTTATGAGTATCCTCAAGTGTTATAATATTACTGGTAATAGAATTGATACCAGAATTACTACCAACAAATACTTCTTTCTTACCAGATGCCCAATCATCAGGATCTGATTGTGGTCCTGGCATCAATATGTCAGCACCGTAAGTAATACTGTTTAGTGAACAGAATAGTTTATCTCCTATCTTATTACCAACATTATATCCACTAGCAGTCTTGACAGGAATAGTATCTTTAACATCAAACCCATGTATATAAAGTTTAGTATCTGTAGTAACACCTACAGTTGATTGAACATCAATAGAACTCCAGTTTATTTGATCGTCCTTATTGAAAGTCTTTTTAGGTGGAACTATACTTGTAATATAACCCTTATCATCTTTTATAAATGCTGCTGGTTTGAAACCATCTGCTTCTAATGCTACAGCACCAAAGTTTGAGTTAGAGTTAGTAAGTGAAATATCACCACCAGACTCCACTTTGAACTGTTGACCATAACCAACAGCAAAGGTTGATACTACCTGCAGTACAGCCTCATTTGATGCTTTTATATGATATGACTCCCATTCTGGTTTATATTTTGCTAAACCATCAATATGAAGAGTTACTGAAGTTCCTAACGTTGCTTGATCTTGCCAAGAACCAGATGTAGTATTATATTTTACGAATGAATTATCATCTTTCTGTAATCCAATACCTGTGTACTGAGCACAAACCATGGATTTAAATCCAGTTGATTTGCTACCATCAGCATGAAGACCACACATACCAAATACTGATCTCAACGAACAGTTGAATATGTAAGGTGATGCAGAAGTTACACTATCACTCTCAACTATAACTGTTGGAGATAAACCAGTAAGAGATGGAGTAGCTGTTGAAGATGGAGCTGCTGGTAAATTATACGTGAAAGAAGTAGTACTAAGAACCTGTGCTACAACATGACTTCCATCATAATCAGCATTACTTATTCCATTAACAATAATAGGAGTGTCAACGTTTAGATTATGTTCTGTTTTTGTTTCAACAGTAACTACCGAAGTCGCTGTACTAGCAGTCGGATTAGCACCTGAATAAATGTCATCAATTTCCAGATCACCCAACCTAGAGATCGCACCAACAATCCTCGATTCATCAATGACTTTTTGGAAGTCCTTATTAGCAGGGTAGTTAGGAAGTGCTCTGCCACTATTAGTACCATAAGCAAGCGTAAGCTTAGCATAGTACATGTCGAGATCAGTATTCCCTTTACCTGAAACCGTGTTCTTACCATCAGCAAACTCAAAACAAGTTAACTTATGGTGAGAATAGTTAGGAGCATAGGTATTAGCAGTATAATCTCTAAAAATTCTATCAGCAGGATCACCATCAAATAATGTGAAATTAAAGAAGAAACATCCACCAGTTACTTTGAAAATGGCAGATCTTTCAATATCATCATTATCTGGCTGTGGAATATATTTTGGTTTGATCTTAGTCTTTCTAAGATCTGTACCAATAATAGATGTACCACGAGGTAATATTACACCACCTGTTATGGAGTTGAAATAATATAATACATTATCAGGATCTTGTATATCAAACTTCGTACCTATAGATAACTCACTTATAGAAGCACCACTACCATTAACATCAGTTATATTTCCATCCGAATCAATTGCCAATCCTGGACGGTTGTCTATGTAATGTGTGCCAGGAGATACTAATATAGTTGTCTTATCAAACTTATCATTATCTTTACCTAACTGATATGAGAATCTAGCAGATTCTATCAGTGCTCTTTGAATTGTTTTGAACGGACGAGTTCTGGAGTTACCAGTATTACTTACGTCATCCGTTGCATCAAGTTCCTCAGGATTAACGTATATTACGTTACCCTGAACATTCTTGAGAAAATTTTCTAATCTACTAAGAGGCATTACCTATTAATCCAAGACACCTTCCTTCAAGTTATTTATAGTAACTAGATTCGTGGTATCTTCTGAACTAACGGTAGGATATCATTTTCAACTTTCTCCACAATCTGATCGATGATGTTAACGTCAAGACCTGCGAATGGTGGAATGATACCAAGTATGCGAAGTAATCCATCTAAAAATAATGCTAAACAAGTAAATCCAAGTATCATACTGATGATGGTTGCCTCACGATTATGTTTGGCCATAGATTCTTCATCTATTCTCTTTGCTTCTTCAAGAGCAGCAGCAATCATTGCATCTACTTCTCCTTTAGTATAGAATCCACCTATGCCAGGTATGTCATGTATGTTTGGAGTCATCTCCTTTAGGATTTGTATTCAATATCTAGGAACTCATCTGCTTGTCGTGTTACTTTTAACACGTTCATAAACTCTTCTGGAGTCTCACATTTGATTTTTTGTTTGGATCCATCAGATCCAACTATCTCAAAAGTCCTTGCAGCAACATCAACATTGACAGTATCAACGTATTCGTTTTCGAAAGTCATTAGATTCCTAGTTCAAACTACAGTATAACACGATTTGCTAATAATCGCAAGTTCTTAGATGATCAACTTCATCATCTTCAACAACTGGTAACTCTTTTGAATTAGCAGTCACAGTGTAATAAGCATTTATAGGTCCACCTGCACCATTACGTATTACAACTTTAGCACCATATTGAATACCATACACAAATAATTCTTGAGATACACCAATAGGTGTAAGTTGAACTATAATGGATTCTGGTTCAATTTTACCTAACCAAGTCTCAGGTAATTCAATAATACCATCAACTTTGACTATTCCACTTACTTGCATAATCTTGATGTTTTTCAATATTATATCACAGTCTTAGTGTTTTGACCACTATCAGACCTAGGATAATCTTTCCAAGTTTCACCCTCATACTCCACAGTGAGTGGGTTTATATCATTTCTTTCACCCATAATAATGTAGAAACAATCAATATCAGAATCAGATTCTAATACCACTTTCTCACTATTAAATGATGAAACATATATGTCCTCTTGTTTTCCTATAGGTGTAATTTGCACTGTTATACTATCTTCATACACCAAATTCTTCCAATAATCTGGTAATGTGATTTCTGTACCAGATTTTAGTCTACCTCTATGATATATCGCTAGTTCTGGTCCTTCTAAACAAGCATGAGCTAAGCGATGTCCTTCTTTATTTGGATGGGAAATATCAAATAACTTGCTTGTTGCAACAATAGATCCTGACCAAGAAGCAAATCCACCAACAGATAAATCACCACCTGTGCTAATATTTCCTGTGACATGACTATTACCATCAACAACTACTGCATTCTCTGCCTTTTCACCAATTATTTCAACATCACCCTCCACTTGAACTGCCCTACCATCAACACCTGGACTCCAATCTCCAAGTGCAGTTCCTACATTCAAGGTTGCTTTTGCAAATCCACCCTTATGAGCACCTAGAAATGTAGGTCCAGTAGCAACTAAAGTACCATCAAACGGTTTATCTCCGTTCAATGTCTCTGCTGCTTGATCCAATTTTACTGGTTCTTCTACACCAATGTAGATCTTACCAGATTCAATGTCTCTAATACCTGCCATGTTATCCTCTGAATGGTTTTAAATGTTTGTCCAGAACTTCTTTAAGAGTAGCAGGGATCAACTTTGATCTAGGTTCATGTATCCTAACTACCCTACCAATTAAGAAATTGAATCCCTCAGAATGACAAAGCAATTCTCTTTTAGCATCTATAACAACAGTCTCTGACGTTACAGTAATTGCTTTGTCAGCATCAATTTTTATATTCTTTGAAGCCTTTAGATTTATAGAACCACTTTGATTCCAACCTTTTTCAAGACCTCTTCTATTCTTTGCTCTCATCTGAATATCATTTGCTGTTACTGCAAATGTACCCTCACAGTCTATTATAATATTACCCTTAGAATGTATAATAAGGGGTGCATCCTCACACATTTGCATTATTTGACAACCTTGAATACCACTATCACCACTACCACTCTTCAGTTCAAATCCACCATCATGGAATAGTTTTACTGATCCTCCTTCAGCTTCAGCCTCAGCACTACCAGCTTCAAGAAGAACATCAGAAAGTCTTTGTATTTTCTGTTGAGAGTTATCATCTTCAGGACGTTCTCTACCTATCTGAAACTTACCATCCTCAGGATGTTGTATTATAATCGGTGGTACATGAGTCTTTTTCTTCTTCTTAGTTTCTGGAGTTTCTGGTTCTGGAGATTCCTCAATTAGTTCTTCAGTTGTAGTTGGTGGTTCAGGTTCAGGTTCTTCTTCAGGTTCAGGTTCTTCTTCAGGTGTAGGTGCAGTTTCTTCTTCTTCATCATCACCTTCCTCTTCCTCTGGTTCTTGTATATCAGGAAGTGGTTCATCAGTAACTACAACTGGAGGTTCATCTTCTGGAGGTAAATCTGGAGTTTCTACCGTTTCCTCATTATTTTCTTTTGCTTCAGCCTCTTCTATCTTCTGATCAATTTCTGCTACTTCTTTAGCTGCTTCTTCAACATTATCCTCTGCTTCTTTTACTACAATTTCTTCTCGCTCTTTTAAAAGAGCTTCCTTTGCTTCCTTATTTTGTTTTCGTTCAAGTGTCTTTGCATTTTGTGCTTCTAATGCTGCTTTATGCTCATCAGAACCACGTCCATATATCGATTGCTGCCTTCTTGCATGATTAGCAAGAGAAGCTTCATCCGACTCTAACAGTTCGTCATTCTTATCTAATTGTCCAATTTCACTCTGAACTTCAGCAAAAGTTCTTCCTTCTTGTTGTTCTTTAGGTGTAGTATTATCTAATCTTGTTCCTACATAATCAAACTCAGTACCTGGAGCTAAAGAACCAGAACCAGGTACTGCAAATTCAGCATCTCCAGCACGTATTATTTCTTGTTGAGACTCGCCTGGTGCTGTTGTGGTAGTAGATGGAGTAGATGGGGCAGCAGCAGTAGTATCTGGTGTAGTATCTGGATCTGGTATTGCATCAGATACAACAACAGGCTCTGGTTTGGGTTTGTTAGTTAACTCAGCATTTCTCTTAGCTTTATCATCTCTTACTAAAACTTCTGTTCGTTCTTCTAAAAGAGTTTCCTTTGCTTCACGATTTTGTTTTAGTTCAAGTTCCTTATCTCTTCTTGCGTCTACTGCTGCTTTATGCTGATCCGAACCACGTCCATACTTTGATCTTTGAGAATTCTCATATTTTGCTAGATCATTTACATCACTAGCTAATAGTTGTTCATTCTTATTTAACTGTCCAATTTCAGTTTGAACTTCAGCAAAAGTTCTTCCTTCTTGTTTTTGAATATTGGTATTATCTATTCTTGTTCCTACATAATCAAACTCAGTACCTGGAGCTTCTGAACCAGAACCAGGTATTGCAAATTTTTCCTGACCATCTACAGATACTATTTTTTGCTTAGATGTGTTATTTGCTAAATCAGTTTTTGCTTTGGTTACTGCTTTCTCTTTTATTTCAGTAAATTCTGGAGTACCTTTCTGTACTGGTTTTTCTGTTACTACTGTTTCATCTACAGCAATAGATTGTTTCTGTTCTACCTTTTTCTTTTCAGATTTCTCTATTGCTTTCTCTAACTTTATATCAGCCTTCTTTTTATCTTCCTTCAGAATATCTAATGCTTTATCAACAGTAGCAGGAGTAGCAATGACATCTTGCTTCGTTTTGAAGAATTCTGCATATGCTGCAGAACCTGGTTTTACTGTAACTTTCTTTCCAGTATTAGGATCAACTATATCAACTGGCCATCCAGTTCCACCATATTTTTTAGCATTATTAAGTGCTTCTATCTTTCTTTTTCTTTCTTCTCTACTAGACATCAGTAAATCCTCGCACAATCGACAACTCTGATTAGAGTAGCATCAGAAGGTATAGCAGACTCAATTTCATAGTCTTCTCTCTTAGTAAATTTAGTTATAGGTCTTAGAATAGCACCATATCCACTATTAGTAGGATCAGTGATAAACAACTCTGGTATATCTGTCAAACCAAGATCACAACTTCCTGTAACAGATACAATTCTACCATTTTCTACGGTACAATTCAAGGGGCATCCAGTAGCTGTTTCAACAATAGTATCAGGAGAATATCCACTACCAGTAGATATTACTTGAGCACCATCTACTTGTCCTATAACATCAACACCCTCATCATCTGAAGTTGCAGTTTCAGGTCCAAGATAACCACTACCAGGATTAGTAATGATAACATTAGTAATCTGTCCAAAAGTAGGTGACTCAGGATCTGTATCTACAACTGCTTTACCAGTAGCACCTCCACCTTTACCACAATCATCATTTATAGAAACATAAGGAGAACTTCCAAACTGTGATCCAAATTGCTTCATATTTACACCAATAACTTTTCCTGTTTGATTGACGACTGCATTTGCAACAGCACCAAGACCACCACCACCAAATATCTCTATCCTAGGAGGTCCACAACGCTTCTTGAATGGGTTACATGATCCTACAAGAGACTCCATATTACCTAATCCCATTTCACTTACTGCTCCCTTTATACCAGCTGCCTTACTTATAGCACCTGTTACTCCTTCTATACCAGGGAACATACCATTTACAACATCCTTAATACCTGCACCACTAATTGTTTCAGTAGCTTTCTTCATAACATTGCTTATATTCATAACAGTCTTAGGATCAGGTCCAAGGTTTGTAATGAAATCCATTGGTTCTGGATTACAGAAGTTACCCTCACATTCAAGTAATTGTAATCCAAGTTGAGGTAGTTTCATAGTATCACCTAACATATCCATAAAACTAGGAATCTGTATACCAGATAACTTAGAAATAGAAGAAATCATAGGAGATATTGCTCCTTGTATCTTATCAGTAATATCACCAAGTAATCCACCAAGAAAACCTTCTGCAGCACAAAGTGGCATATCTACCAATTTACCCATCAACTCCTTCAGAAAATCCTTTATAGTATTCTGAAGACCCCCTAAAATATTCTCAATACCACAAAAAATAGCATCTTGCTGTTTCAATACTTCCAATTCTTTAATAAGAAAATCTGGTTCTAAGAAACTAAGTTTTTCTTCAACACCTGTGTTTATTACCTTGAACATTTCTGTCCTAGTTTTTCTAAGAAGACCAGATATAGCACCATCTATCTCTTTTGATGCTTTATCAATCATCTTATCCACATTGACAAGAGTTCCTAGAACTGGATCAATATATCCATCCTTATACTGCTCAAGTTTATTGAACCCATCAATAAAAGTTTGAAGACCTGTGGTAATTTCTCCACCCATACCAGCAGGTTTAGTACACTCTGCGTCTGCCTGTTCAATTTTTATAGGTATATTAGTCTTTATTGTATTGATAGTGGATATTATTTCCTGTCTTGCATTTAAAATCTCACCAGTGGTACGAACAATACCTCCTCTAGGATCAGGTTTGTTTGGATTAGGTTCAACTTCTTCCTTTTTATCTGAAAGATCCTTACTATTAGTCTCAGTTGCTGTAGTAGAAGTATTATTATTTTTATTAGTATTCTTCTTTTTCTTCTTTTTAGCAGGTGGTTGTGGTTCCTGAGTAGGTTTTAGGTTCTTTCCTTGTTGTAAAGCATCATCAAATGCAATAGGTTTGAAGTGGCTAGTACCTGCCACCATTGCATCCTTCCATATCTGAGGATCTACAATAGCATCATTGGCATAAAATGCACCAATAACTACAGGTTGTTGAGCTTCTTCACCATCTAAAAAGAAACCAATAACAGTTTCTCCACCCTGTAGAGCAAAACTTGTACCACAATAATTATTACCTGCACCAAATTGAGGAGATACTAAAAAATGAGCCCAAGGCAAATCTTCATCATCTATACCACCCTCTTCTGCATTTTCGCCAGGATGATACCCTAAGATTCTTACTTTTGCCCTGAACCCATTAGTATATTTTTGGTCATTCTTATCACGCCATGCAGGATCTGGGGTTACCTGTCCAATAAACCAGTGAAACCCATCTTTACCTAAAAATTCTATTGGTGCATTGCGTGTTTCAAGCATTAGTCGTCATACACCCTACATTCCAGTGAATCTGGATGATTATCACAATACACTTCAAGATGCTTGTCTTCATGCCTTGTATGCCAATCATTTATCTTAGCACCACCTTCATTCTCTTCATTCTCATCATGAGCATGAAAAGCATCGTTGTGCATCTCTAGATCTGCCTCACTATATTCAATCATACCATGATTTACATGTTCTTTATGATCCTTTGGATCAATATAAACTTCATGGTCTAGATCGTGTTGTGGAACTTTAGTAGTCATAGTTTACTTACTTTGGAATGAATCTCTTACGAGTGAAAGTCCAGTAAAATCGCCTTTAGGATTACCAAATTCATGTGATAATCTAGCAATCATATACTTACCTGATTCAGTGTTTCTACCACCATCTTTATCCTCAGTATTTAGTTCAGAAAACTTGATGTTCAATACATCACCTGCCCTTAGGGATAAATTCATTGGTATTGTAATATGAAGGATCTGCGAAAATAGTGATGAGTATCTAGCAGATGCTTGTGCTTGAAACAAAGCTGAATCTTGAGGTGTGGTAGCACCATCACCATCAACATCAGGAGTCATAGTACCTTGATCAATAGTAGATAGAATAATCCTAGAATACTTATCAGTAAAACCCGATTCGAATCCAGGAATTCCTTCAGGATCATTGGCAGTCTTAGACTGTCCTTTTTCTACACTCTTCATATAATTATACTCGGCAAACTTTGGTTGTCGGGATAATATATCGAAATACCAATTTGCAGTCCTATAAGCACCAGATCTAAGTTTCTTCAAAATATCATGACTTTCTTCCCATTGTGGATTAGAAGATACCTGAAAATTATTTTCAGCATTAGCACCTTCTTTATAAGGTGTCATCTCATAAGAAAACTCTGGTTCTTCAGAAAATAAAGTATCTATACTAGAAAAATTATATCCATCAATAGTCTCCCAGAATAAAAATCCTGCAGATCCATCTTCAGGAGAAGAACTATCAGCACTTTCAGGAATTGCCTTAGGACATAACTTACTGATTACTTTGAAGGGTCTTCTAAAATTACCAGTGAACTCACATTTATTCCAAGTTTTTTCTATATTAACAATCCTATCTGGTTCTATCTCCAATACTTCAGTCAAGACATTATTTACAGTAGTTGATATTTTGTCAATATATTTTTTCCAAACTCTTGTAGTATGATTTGATATAGCACTTCTAGTTTCTAGGGTCAACGTATATACTTCTCTCTTATTATCAATCATGTGATCACTAATATTTGTAATAACAAGAGGTTCTTCTTTTATATCATAAGTAAAAGGTTCTTCACTACTAGGATGTGATATAGTTAAATTTACAGGACATCCACTCCTAATAGGAGCTTCATTCAACCAACCATAAGTATCTGAAATAAGCACTTCAACGTGAATTGCAGCATCAATAACATCTTCGTAATATTTTACAAACATTACTTGACCTAACATATTGATAAAATCACCACCCTCTTCAAGAGGAATAATATCAAAACGTTCTATCTTATGACCACTAGTCCAAATCTTTCCTTCATCGTCAGTTCCACCCTGCTTTCCTTTACCAGATTCTCTACGTGCAGAACCTCCTATTAATAATGTTGACCCTAATGCAAGGGCTCCTACTATACCTATCATCTTATACTGTTAGTAAGGATTGCATTTGAGCATATTTAGTTGCAGCAATGAATGGATCAGCTGCTACTGTTCTTGATCCACCGCCTGAAGGTGCTGGTGCTCCACCACTAGGAGGTGACATTTGGTTACTATTATTATTTACTATAGTCATTGGAGTAACAGGATTCAAACCAGCATTAGAAACTATCATACCATCCTGATTGGGTATAAAGAGTTCCTCTCCTATCTCACCAACCTTATATGGTTTACCTGCTTCAACTTGACCACCTGTCTCTTTTGGTCGTGCCAGTTTTTGTATTGTAGTCCAATCTATAGGTGGTCCCCCATCCAATGTTTTTGTTGGTCTTGGTATAGGAATATTCTTCGTCCTCTCCATGTATATATTCCTTACTTTCCCAATCTCCATCTTTTTTAAAGGAGAGTCTTTAGATAAACCAAATCCTTTCATTTTAGTAGGATCTACCTTTACACTCCTAGGTATATTAGGACTAAATTTTTTTATTATTGTATTTGGTGGTTTTATTTGACCTGCTTTCATCTTTATTCCACCCCTAAAAAGCAGTAACTTCATAGTTCTGAGTTTACCTGCCAGTATATTGAGTAGACCTGGAGTTGCACCTGCAGCAGCCATTTCACCTGCAGGAGTAGGTTCAGCAATAGCAAAAGCCCACATTGCTGCAATCGTTGATAATATTCCCAAGACGGTCATACCAATACTTAGAGCTTCTAATATTCTACTTCCTAAAGGATTCTTTGGTTTAGGAATTGCAAAAGCACCGAATCGAATCTTATCATCCCTACTTCTTCCTACTGCTACATCAGGTGATGGTAATCCCCTTCTCTCCAATTTATCCAATACAGAATCAAGTCTATCTAATGCTAATGAAAAAGGAGTTTTAGCACCTTCAATAGCTAATTGTTGAAGATCTTTTTTTCTTCTCCTATTTGCACCAGTAAGGAAATCAGCAATACCACTACCTGCGAAACCACCTATTATACTACCACCCACACCACCAATAAATCCACCAATAGCTGCACCTGGAGCAGCACCTACTCCACCAAATAATGCACCAATTGATCCACCAATTACTATTCCTGCTTTTGTACCTGCAGCACCACCTGCTAATGCACCTGCTAATCCTCCACCTGCACCAACACCTGCCTCTAAATTAGTTTGACCATCTGCCTTACGACCCATAAAGTCCAGACCAGTAGTTAGAACTGCTAAAGGACCAATACCCCCTCTAAGACCTGGTACTCTAAAACCTCTAGTACCTTTAGCTCCTCTAAGAAGACCACTTGTAGGTCTTATATTATTAGAAGGTAATCTTGGTCCTTTAGGTTTAAATGGGTTCCATCCTCCACCACGAGGTCCACCAAATCCACGAGTAACTAATCCACCAGCACCACCTAATCCTAATATTCCTAAACCTGCCTTTGCAGCTCTACCACCAATAAAACCTGATGCTATTCCACCTAATCCTTTATCTGCACTATCTGCTTTCCTATCTAATGCTTTAAGAGTTTGAAATCTCCTTTCAACTAACTTCCTTCTAGCAACAAGAGATTGTTGTTCAAATCTCCTTTCTTGGCGATAACTAGCCCTCATAAGGCTAAGAGTACCACCAGACCTCTTGACTGCTTTATTCGATACTAATAGTAATTGTCTACTCATAATGAAGCATAAGATTTAAGTGACAATGCCATATCAAACTTATCAATAGCTCCACCACCTCTAGTAAATTTAGTTCCTATCACTGGATCACCATCTGGTCCAATACCTTTTGATGGTGGAGGAGGAGATTGTGGAGCTTGTTGTCCACCACCACCTGCATTACTTTCAACAACATTTGGTGGAGGAGCATTACCACCAGTAGAAGATTTAGACTTACTTCTCGCAAAAGGATTTGGTGGAAGCATATCTCTCCAACTTCTTTTCTTATTGCGTTCTGGTTGTGGTGGTTGAATACTAGCATTACCAACTGCACCAAGTGCGTCTATTTTTTGTAAAGCTACTATTCCTGGATCTGGTGTAGGAATCTCATAGGATGTTGATTTTGAACTTTCTGCTGGTGATTTCGCTGAAGATGATCCTGTTGTTGGTTCAATAGCAGGACTTTTCTTAGGAATGATCGGTTCTTGTGGTATTGGTGGTGCTACTGTAAGTGCTTCTCTAGCAGCAGATTGTCTTCTCATATCTGCAACTTTCTCACCACCCTGATTATCAGGAGTGACTGAAGGAGTCATCAGACTAGGCATAATATTGCCTTGTTCTATCTCCTCTGCTAACTTAGAACCTACTATACTTTTGATTTCAGTATCTATTTTTTTCTTCCCTTTGTCCGTTTCTGGAAATAGATTTGTTAAAGGAACAGAAGTTTGTTTCGATCTTGAAATAGCATCTGTTTCTGAAGACTTTGTTTGTAACCTTTGTGCCTGATCTTTTTGAACATTAGCTGCTTGCACTATATTTCCACCCATCTTTGCACCTGAAACATTCGCTCCAGCAGGAGCAGTCGAAACAGGAGAACTCGTACCACCATTACTCGTTGGAGCTGAACCCATTTCTTGAGGTAAAGATGGAATTGCAGATTCTGATTGTTTCCGTTCTTGACTTCTTCCAAACCTACTTAAAATAGCATCAAATCTATCCAATTGCGATCTAAATCTAACAGCATCACCACGATTGACAACAGGTCCAACACCTGTCGTTTGAACATCTAATGCTTGCTCTCTTCTAGTATCTCCTTTAGCTTGACCAGCCATTAGTAAACTAGCGGCAAGAGCTGCAATAGTGAATATTTGTCCTTTACCTCCCATTCCTCTGGTTCTACCCATCATACTACCAGGAGAAACACGTCCTCCTCCTACTCTTCTTCCACCACCTGTAAGTCCTAAAATACCAGCAACACCAATTGCAATTTCAGGTATAAAAGAAGCAATACCAACACCAGTATTCTCTAGAGCATTACCAATGTTACCACTTGCAAAGTCCTTAGCAGCTAAAGCTAAAGAAAGAACTCCTATATCCCTACGTAATTCAAATAAAGCACCTGTTCTAATAGACTCTAAATTATCTGAATCTTTCTTCAATAATTTCTTTTCTGCATCAAAATATCTACGTCTAGCCCTCATGTCACGTCTGATTTCAGACTGCATGATTTCCATATTATTATTCAGTCTTTCGAACTGAAGCATAATACGACCAAAAGTTCTAGCTTCTGCTCCTTTATTAACTATTGCAGTTGTATGATTCTCATTCTGCTGTCTTAGTAATCTTTCATAAGCCGTGTTCATCCTACGTTCCAATGGAATCATAGGTGTATCAGATTGTGTTTGACTACCAGGAGTTTGCATTTTCTGCTTGCTGTGCTTCTAACTTTTGCTTCTCAAGATACTTAACTAAGAAATTTACATAAATTTCCTTTTCCCAAGGTATCATGTTTTCAATCTCAGTGAGACTCCATTTATGATATTGCATCAATGAGAAATTTGTTTCCATCATTGAATCAATAGTCACATGATACATCATTATGCGAAAAAATTTGCTAATCCCTCAATTACTACTTCGGATTCAACCTTTGTATTTGGATTAACAACTGTACCTTTATACTGTAACTTTGGCATAGTCTCAAAGAATTTTTCAACTTCTTGGAATTGAGCAGAATTCAACTGTTCAATAAACTTGATCAATTCTTTCTTAGTTTGATCAGAAGCTGCCCAAGACTCTTCATTAGTGTATATTTGTTCAATAGAGTCAGCAACTGCATCAAATGCCTTTTCAATTCTTTCACCACCACTTTCAATATTAGCCATAGTAAAATTACTATCGATAAATTGTTGTAATGATGGGTACTTCAACTTCATAAGAAGACCTTCGCCAAGATCAACTATTTCACTGTGACCATCAGGTATATGAAGTTTAATCTCATTGAGAGAAATACTTAATGGTACTTTAGTCTCATTATCATCTTGACAAGTAACTGTCAAATCAACTGTTTCACCAATAGATTTTCCTCTAATATTCAAAAACAAATATTCTAAATCAAAACTTGGCAATTCATCAATTTTCACACCACGAGTAACAATACAAGCTTTTAAGACTTCTTTGATCGTAGTAGCAATATCTTTCTCATTACCATTCTCAAGAGCAATCAATAAAACCTTTTCCTCTTTTACAAGAAATGGTCTAAATTTTACTGGTTTGTTTGTAGAAAGTAATTTTATTTCAAAAATAGGTGCAGTGACCTTTGGTAATGGCATAGTAATTCACTTCAGTAGCTTTATTTAGCAGGTTATCCTGGTGGTAATGATCCTTTAAAGACAGGATCTTCTGCCCTTTCTTTCAGAGTTCTATTAATCCTATGTGGTGCATCTGCTGGACCATGCTTACCTCGTACGTTATTTCCTGTATCAGATTTATTAACCACTGATCCTCTTCTAGAAGACCGATCTAGATAATAGTAATCATATTTGAATGTAACAGATGTCTTTATCAACTCTGCTGTACCATACGCTAATGGTGCAGCAACTAAATTGATAGGAAATGCATTCTGTAAGTAGTATGTAATACTACTAGGTTCTTGTACGTTATAACCTTCACCAGATCTCAATGCATTAGTGGGAGAAGAAACAGCTTTACTAAAAGCAGTTACCTGCATATCAACTTTATATGAGCTAGGATACTGTAATCTTCTATAAGAAGCATTCTCATTCATTCTCTCTTCAGTAGAACGTCCATGACCTGCTCTCACTTTAGTAGGAGATATAAACTCCATCCAATTATTGAATACTTCGTTAGTATAATAATCTGTCTGCGAATACCATGTTAAAACAACTTCAGGATAAGTCCTATAAGTAGCATAAGTTTGTTTTACACCCTGCCTCAAACCTTCAACTTCTTGAAATTCTAAATTAGATCCAGGTAGAACTGCTTCTGAACAAAATAATGCTAGATAATCACCAGGATTACTAATTTTACTACTACTTTCATAAAATCCACCTTGAGCTAGATAATCCTTCAACTTCTCAGTTTTTAGAAAATTTATCCATACATCATAATTATTATTGAAAGCTGGAGTAACATTACCAAAGTTGGTTGAAGTCTCATACAACTCAGCAGTTGGTAGATAATATCTCTTAGTTTCTATAGCGTTTGGGTTTGCCATCTAAATATAAGATGCTTAGCTTATATACTATGTATGTCATATAAAGGGAAGTTTAGTCCAAGAAACCGTAAAAAGTACAAAGGCAACGCAAGTGATATCGTTTATAGATCACTTTGGGAACTAAAATTCATGACTTATTGTGATTCTAATAAGAACATCATAACTTGGTCATCAGAAGAAATAGTGATACCATACAGATCTCCAATTGATAATAGAATCCATCGATATTTTCCAGACTTCTATGTAAAATATAAAAATACTGAGGGAAAATTACTTGAAAAGGTAATTGAAGTAAAACCTGCTAAAGAAGTAAAAGAACCTAAAAAACAAAGAGCAAGAACAAAGAAGTATGTTACAGAAGTTATGAAATATGCTAAAAATTATGCTAAATGGGAAGCAGCAGAAGACTTCTGTAAAGATAGAAGATGGGAATTTCAAATACTAACGGAGAAAGAACTTGGAGTATAAAAACACTTTTCCTAAATCAACAACCACAGGTACAGCAACACCTGGACACCTAGTGTTGTTCCAATATGGTGCAAAAACTGCTGAAAAATTGAGATTCTATGATAGAAACCCCTTATGTTATATTACAGCAAGTCAAGGTAATAAATTTTGGGGTGTCAACTTACATTATTATCAACCAGATGAACGAGAAATGATAATGGAATGGATAGATGAAGCTAATCCTGCAGAACTTCCTAGAGGATACCATAAATACCTAAAATCCTATGTAGATTCACTATTCTTGGATATAGCAATGGAAGAATGGCAAACTGCCTTTAATTTACCTATCGAAGAGTTCATTAGAGATCTCGGAAGTATTGAAATACCTATAAGTAAAGCGAGGGTGTGGAAATGACAGAAGCTGTTGTAACATTATCTGAAGAAGATCAGGCTAAAATAAATCCAGTTGGTAAATCAATATATTCTCCAGCTAAAGAAGATCAATACCATACTGTATCATATAAAGTAAATGGAGTAAAATATGAGGAAAGTCTAAGTCTTATCCATGATGAGAACTTTCTAAAAACAACACAAGTATGGAAGAAAGATGGTAAAGGTTTTAAATTAGTTGATCCAAATTCATCTGAATTTGGTGAATTTGCTAGTAGTAATGCAAGAATAAATGCTATAAACAAAGGGCATGATGCAATACAAACAACAGCTAAAAATAATGGAAAAAATAATAATTTTGAAGAAGCAGCAAATCTATCTGGGATGAGTGAGGTAGTTGAAAACGGATTTACTATAAATGATACTGCTTCTTCATTCCATTCTACTGAAGTATCCGAAACCCTAGAAGCATATAATGCTAGAGCAAATGCAACTGAAACAACAACTGAGGAAGAATTTGTTGATAAGAGTAAAGGTTCTCAACCAACAAAAATTAAAAATCCGAAAATGAGTTTGGCGGGTATGAACATGCAATACCCACTTGATGCTATGTATGACAAGGGTCAAGATTATGTCTTTATAGAACAATTCAAATATTCACCACCACAAGCAAGTGCTAGTAACTTAAAAAATAAAGATGGTAAGAAAACAGGTTGGAGAAAGAATAAAGCATCTGAAAGAACTAAAGCTTATGACGCTCATGGATTATCCCAAGTCACAAAGGGGATGAAGAGAGAAACTAATATAAAAGAATCTCAAGGATCAGTAAAATTACCAATTCCAAATCAACTAAATGTTAGTACTGGTGTTGGTTGGGGTGAAGGTAGAGCAAATGCAGTTGAAGCTGGAGCATTCTTTTCTGCAATGGGAGGAATACAAGGTGCTTTAGAAGGAAATAAAAGTGTTCCAGATATAATTGGTGACACTGCTAGTACTGCAGGTGGATTACTAGATAATATAAAAAATGATGCATCATCAGGAGGGCAAGCTAGTCAAATACTTTCAGCAACACTTGCAAAAGCAGCATTATCAAAATTAAATATAAATGTTGATACTGGTCAATTTATTACTAGATCAACAGGAAATGCAATAAATCCTAATTTAGAACTACTATTCAGTGGTCCTAAATTAAGAAACTTTTCACTTGCTTTCAAATTTGCAGCAAATAGTGAGAAAGAGGCAACAGAAATCAGAAAGATACTAAGATGGTTCAAGCAAGGAATGGCTCCTAGAAATGACTTTCAACAGACAATATTCCTTGGTTCTCCAAACGTATTCAGAATAAAATATATGAATGCTGGTAGAAGAATAAAAGGTTTGAATATGTTCAAAATATGTGCAATGACTGCATTTGAAATAGATTTTGCTCCACAAAAAGTGTGGCAATCATATGAAGATGGTAATGCAGTATCAATGCCACCACTAATTACTGCAGCAGCTTCATTTACTGAACTTACTCCTATATTCTCAGGTGATTTTGATCAGTCCAAAGAAGGTCAAATGGGTGTTATGGATCATGGTTACGGAGAAATAACAACAACGGCTACTGCTGGTCAAGGTGTTGGATATGATGACTTAGGACTAAGTGGCAATGAAAACATCGGTCAAGATGACATAGGATTCTAATGGCTTATTTCGATTTCTTCCCAGACATACTAATAGCATCACATACGGAAAATAGAACTTCCAATGCTGATCTTGTAGCATCAAAAAACCTCTTCAAAAGAGGTGCAATTAGAGAAGATATATTTCAAAATGCAATTGCTTTCAATAAGTATTTTGTTGAAGGTGATGACAGACCAGACAATGTAGCACACAAAATATATGGTGATTCTCATCTAGACTGGATAGTTATGTTATCAAATAATATAATTAACATCCATGATGAATGGCCAATGAGTCAATATGATTTTCAGAGATATCTTGACAACAAATACGATAAAATTCAACTAACTCAAATCCATCATTATGAAACTACAGAAATAAGAGATCCTGATGGTTGTTTATTATTACAAGCAGGTCATAGTGTCGATGCAGATTACACATACAAATATTCCTACCAAGGAACAAATTATAGTGTAAATGATGTGACTTCTGTTAGCAACTTTGAATATGAAGTTTCTAAAAATGATGATAAAAGATCGATATTTCTACTGAGAAAAAATTATCTCAATATGATGAAAGAAGATATGAGAGAAATAATGACATATCAAAATAGTTCCCAATTTATCAATAAAAGACTCAAAAAAGGAAGCGATAT